ACGGTACGACTGCTTGCAAGTGGGATGTCGTGATTCCTTTTGACAAGATGTGGGAGCAATTAGAACGAGTAACAAAAAAGAACGGTGCTATTGTGTTGATGGCGGGGCAGCCATTTACAAGTCTGTTGGTTTGTAGTAATTTGAAGATGTTTAAGTATACTTTAGTATGGGATAAAATGAGAAGTAGCACCGCCTTTCATTCAAATAGAAAGCCTAAAATTATTCACGATGACTTATGTATATTTGGAGGTAATGTGTATTATCCAATAATGACGATGGCCAAACCTAAAAATATTCGTCCTGTAAATAAAGGAAGTTCCCCCAGTTCAACAAGTCCTCATGCGAGTGGCGTGACTAAATCGGATAAAAATTACAATCCACTATTAAGATACCCTACGTCGATTATACATATTTCATCCTATTCAAAAGAATGCAATTCTAGGCATCGGGTACACCCGACTCAAAAGCCGGTTGCCTTGATGGAA